TTACATGGCCCGGCGGACCCACTTGTAGACCTTGATGCCAACCATGATGGTCAGCACCGCACCACCGATGGCAGCGATAGGAGCAGCGGCGCCCGTGATGGCCGCCACCACATCACCCACATCGACACCACCACCACCGCCAGCGAACGCCGGAGCCGAGGCGACAGCAGCGGTACCGCCAGCAGCCAGCGCCGCACTCTTGCCCTTCAGGGCCTTGATGAAATTGCGCATTACGTCCTCCTAGGACTGTTGAATTTTCTTGCGGATGAGCCGGAAGGTGTACGCGACAGCCCACAGGAGCGCGATCTTTGCTCCGATGAGCTGGGCATCCTCAATGGGCAGGTCCGGCAACAAGCCCGGTTGAGGAATCCAGACCACAGCCGTGCAGGTCCCCGTGGCCGTGTCCAGGTCGGATTCAAGGCACGCGGGGATCAGCACGGCCATGGGTTACGCCGCCTGCTTGGCCGGCTGCTTGGCCGACAGCGGTTCGATCAGGGTCATGCGGCGTGCGAGCTCGATGCCGAAGCGACCCGGCACCAGATCGCGGACCAGATCCCATTCCTTCGTCACACCCACGGGGTAGCCCTTGTCCGGGCCATCCACTTCAACCTCCACTTGGATGCGCATTTCCTCGGTTTCCAGCTGTGCGCGCTGGTAGTAAATGGCCTTCGGCATGCCGGTCTTCGTGGTCACGGTGCGGGTTTCGACGGGGGTGACGATCTTGACGGTCGGGTTGCTCATGTTCGTTTCTCTCTTCTCGGTGATGGTCGGTTGTCGTTTTGGGATAACACTGATTCGAGGCGGTATTGGGGGGTCAAGCTAAGTCCCCCCTTACCCCCCATTCGGGGGGCCGGGAAAGGCTTAGCAATGACCGTGCGCGTTGCGTTGCATCTGCCGCTCGGGATCGACTGTCACGGTGTCGGTCTACCGGATCGCG